ATTAGAAAAAGTAAAATCTGTTGAAAAAATACAATCATTAGCTAGAAATAAATTGACTAGAAAAAATGATGCTGCTAAAACATTACAAAATGCTTATACTAAAGGAATTTCTACAAGAAAATCTAACGCTGCTACTAAATTACAATCTTTAAAAAGAGGAAAAACAACTAGACAACATACTAGACTACTACAATCCTATAAAAATCTTCCTCCAGAATTACAAGACGAAGTAAATAAATATTATAATAAAATTGATATTTTAAAACCACAAAGCAATGAATTATTGTTAGAAGGAGTAAGAGAAGAAAATTTAAGAAAAGTAAAATTTGCATTAGACAATTATGGAGATGTAAATGTTATTGATAATTCAGGCAAATCATTACTTCATATAGCTGTTGTAAAAAAGAATATTGAAATAGTAAAATTATTAATAAGCGCTGGAGCAGATGTAAATTATAAAAATGAATCAGGTGTTACACCAATTCATATAGCAGTATCAAAAAAGAATATTGAAATAGTAAAATTATTAATAGATGCTGGAGCAGATGTAAATGTAAAAAACTTTGCTGAAAATACACCACTTAAAGTAGCTAAAAACAATGGATACACAGAAATAAAAAAATTATTAATAGATGCTGGAGCAGAAGAAAATGACAATATACCTGTAAATGAAAGAACTCAAATAAAAGAAAGAGAAAAACAAAAGGATAGATTTCAAAATCATTATGAGATAATTCCTGCTATAATAAAAGGAAATATTGGAGAAGTAAAAAGATTACTCGAAAACATTATTGAAATTAATGCACTAGATTATAATGGAGATAGACCAATTGATATAGCAATAGAAAAAGGAAATATTGAAATAGTAAAATTATTAATAGAAAAAGGCGCTAATATTAAAATACTACAAAAAAATATAAAAACACCACTACACATAGCATCAGATTATGGGCGCCTAGATATTGTGAAATTATTACTTGAAAATGGTGCAGATATTACAGCAAGAGACAAATATGGATGCACACCACTACATGTGGCATCAATTGGAAAACGCAAAAACCTAGGAGTAGTAAAATTGTTACTTGAAAAAGAAGCCAATATTGAAATACAAGACGAATATGGATATACCCCACTAGATTATGCTGCTGGCAAGGAAGGAGACCTAGAAATATTAAAATTGTTAATTGAAAATGGTGCAGATATTAATGCGAAAAAAAATTGTAATTCGGAGTCACCACTACATATAGCATCATATATGGGAAAACTGAAAACTGTAGAATTGTTACTCAAATATGGTGCAGATATTGATACAAAAAACAAAGATGAAGCAACACCGCTACATTTAGCATTATATGGGTTAAATGACGATAGAGAACACCTTAAATTTATAAAAAAGGAACACCTTAATGTGATAAAATTGTTAATAGAAAAAGGCGCAAATATTGAAGCTAGAGACACTGACGGAACAACACCACTTAAAATAGCAATGGCAAGAGGAGATATTGAAATTGTCAAATTATTAAAAAATGCAGTAAAACAAAAACGCCAATCCAGTCAAACATATAAATCAAAAAAACAAACACGCCAATCCAGTCAAAAATATCAAGAAAGTAGAAAAAAAATTCAAGAAAGCAGAAAGCTTAGAGAAACTAAAAAAGCACGAGGAAAAAAGAAAAAGAGAAAAAATTTACGCAACCATTAATATTATTATTAAATTTTTAAATAATATTAATTACTATTATAATATTTTATTCTATAATCTCTCATTTCTTCGTCTGATATTCTGTATTTTTTAAAATACTCCGGTTTTTTTGTTCCTTTTAACAGTTCAATTATAAAATATAAACAATATATACCACATTGACCATCTTTAAGTTGATGTTCTTTACCTTCATTTGTCATAAACTTAAAATTAATATTTAATTTATTACCTTGTTCTATTATTCTATCAGCTAAAACTTTTATTCTTTTTGGTATTTTATCACCATTACTATCAAAATAAAATATAAATTTTTTTTCTGTATCAACAAATAATCCTATCCAATGTGAACCGTCTTTGTAATGTGGATCCATGTTAAATATTATTCCAATTTTTGTTTTATTTTTTTCTATATATTTGCTTAAATCAAACTTACATAATCTTTCCCATACACAAGTTCCAAATAACTTTTTATCATCAAAATCAATTGGTGATGGTCCAATAAAAGAAAATTTATTATATTTTTTTTCATATTGTGACATAACTTTTATTATATCAACACTAGATAACCATTCATATGGTTTATTTTTCCAAGATTCTGGAGAGAATGGTCTAAATATATTCTTCATTACTATATCTTTATTTATTTTTGAATTAAATGTTTGGTCATTTAACCAACATAATTCGTTATAACATTTATTTGATAAATTTTTTTTTAAAAACTTCCATATTTCTTTTGGATCATTAGTAGTTATTTTGTTATCATTTTTACTATTCCAAATTTTTTTCATATTTAATATATCTTCTTTTCCATAACAAGATTTTCCTTTTAAATTATTTACCACTTTGCTATCTTGTTTTGGTGCACATTTTAATGTTTTAAATTTTTTACTTTTGTGTCTTCTTGTATTATTCATACTAATAATATATAATAATATTTTTATCATCTTTTTTTTGGAAGAATTTTTGGTTTATATACTGGATTTTTAATATTTACAAAATCATTTAAATTTGTTATTTTTTTTACAATATTATTGTTTTCTTTTGCTAAATTTATATCAATATACATTATATTATTGCTAATGTCTTGTATATTTAAATTGAATTCATTTTTTACTCCACTTAAATCCTTATTTATAGATTTTTTTATTTCTTGAAGTTTAATATTTTCAATTAAACTTACTAAAAAATTATAAAAAAAATATTTATACTTTTCACTATCATTTTTAGATTTTAATAGTTTATTTATACTACTATTATTATCTAAATACGCATCTAATAATTTATTCATCTTTGTTTTTATTTCTTTTTTATATTTCACAACATCTTCATTTATATTTATATGTGTTAGCTGTTTCTTTTCTAAAAATTTATTATATAATTCTTTATTGCTCAAAAATAATAAATCATAGGTATTTATATTATTATTTGTAGCCATAATTAATAATATAAATTATTATTTTAAATTTTTTAATTGAACTCGGGTTGCATTATCAAATATTCTATTTCCAATAATTACCGATGGATTGGGGTTAAAATCTGAAAACTCAGGTTCACTAAATAACCATGTTTTTTCTAAATGAACTGGAACCGTTTGAAAATTTATTGGATTTATATATAAATCACTTGTTGATGGTGGTATATATTTCGCTTGGTCTGATGATTGTAAAGCAAAAAATTGATTTCTCAAAGTGCTTTCCTTATCTATATTTGTTGCAAAACCACTATAATTTGGTTTTGTTGTTCCTGGATAAAAAACTTCTTCGCTATTATACCAGCCTTGATTTATAATTGGAACATCTGTTTCTTTTCTATGATCAATTACTGGTAATGTGCTATATTTTGTGCTTACTGGTCTTGGATTAAAATTAGGTTGTATATCGCTAGATGGAATATTTCTTGCATATAAATTACTATTAATAGTATCTAATTTATCAAAATTTTGTAATCTGACACTAGTATTCATTTACTATAATTAAATATTTTAATATTTTTTTTTTAAATTTAAATTTTAATTTAAACTTAAATTTAAAACAATTAAAGACAAAAACACAATATATAATACCTAACTATGTGTGGAATATTTGCAATATTAAATGCAAATGATAACACGCTTACTTCATTTTCTAATTTATCATATTCTTTTGATAAAGGCAAACCTAGAGGTCCAGAATTTTCAATTCTTAATCATTATAATAATCTACATATAGGATTTCATCGTTTAGCTATTAATGGTTTAAATACTAAATCTAATCAACCTTTTGATATAAATAATATTATTCTTGTTTGTAATGGTGAAATATATAATTTTAAAGAGCTTGCCGAAGATAATTCTATCACATTAACCACTGATTCCGATTGTGAAATTATACTTCATTTATATCAAAAATATGGTATCGAATTTACTCTCTCAATTTTAGATGGCGTATTTGCATTTGTGTTATATGATAAAAATATTAATAAAGTTATAGTCGGTAGAGATCCATATGGAGTTAGACCACTATACTATTTTAATGAAAATAATATTATTTCATTTGCTAGCGAATTAAAAGTTTTATATCCTTTACTTCTTAGAAAAAAAAATATTAATCATTTTCCACCTGGTTCATTTATGATTCTTGATAATAGCAATTCAAAAAATTATAATTTATCTTATAAAAAATACACATCATTCCCTTGTTCTAATATTAAATATCTTAATAGAGCATCATTATATTATAAAATAATTGATAATCTTGAGAGCGCAGTTAAAAAACGTGTATCTGGAACTACAGAAAGACCTATAGGATGTTTATTATCTGGTGGATTAGATAGTAGTCTTATTGCTGCATTAGTAAATAAATTTTATAAATCACATGAACCTTTGCAGACTTTTAGTATTGGATTACCTGGTTCAGAAGACCTTAAATATGCACGCATGGTTGCTAAACATCTTGGAACTAAACATAATGAAATTATTTTAACTGAAGATCAATTTTTTGATGCAATACCAGAAGTTATTAAAACAATTGAATCATATGATACTACTACTATAAGGGCTAGTGTTGGAAATTATCTAGTTGGTAAATATATTAAAGAAAATACAAATTGTAAAGTCATATTTAATGGTGATGGCGCCGATGAACTAATGGGTGGATATTTGTATTTTAAAAAAGCACCCAATGAATATGAATATGATAAAGAATGTAAACGTCTTCTTAAAGATATTCACATGTATGATGTATTAAGAAGTGATCGTTGTATTTCTTCTCATGGTCTTGAACCACGAACTCCATTTTTAGATAGAAAATGGGTTGAATTTTATTTAACAATTGATAGACAACTGCGTTTTAATACAACAAAAGATAAGTGTGAAAAATATTTAATTAGAAAATCATTTCATGAACTTTCATATGAACTTCTACCAAATGAAATTTTATGGAGAACTAAAGAAGCATTTAGTGATGGTGTTAGTAGTTTATCAAAATCTTGGTTTGAAATTATAAGTGAAAAGATTAATAATATTACTATTAATGATTCTACATTGCAATATAAATTGTTATTTCTTATGGATATGTATAATAAGATTCCAATTACTAATAATAAGCCTACTACTCTTGAACAAGCATATTATAGATTTATTTATAATAACAACTATCAAGGAACAGACCATTTAATTGAATATTATTGGATGCCTAAATATGTAAAAGCCAATGATGCGAGTGCTAGAAGTTTAAAAGTTTATAGTGAAAATAATACAAATAAATA